ATTCTATTCCTAACTACTATGATATTTTGAGGGTTATGGAAAAAGAAACTATAGGAAATTTTGAAAAAGCTGCTTTAAGAGTAAACGGATCTATAGCTGCGGCAGGTCTTATACAGTTTACAAGAGTAACCTTACCTATATTAAAAAAATTCGGAATAACATCTCTCGATCAAATAATAACAAAATCAGCTGTAGAACAATTAAAGTATGTAGATGCTTATTTTGAAGCTAACAAGTATAGACTTACTGGGGCTGATATATATGCTATTTATGGAACTGTTTTTTACCCATATATAGTTGGCGGTGGAAAAATATCAAAAAGTGATGATTTTATATTAGGATCAGAAAGGAGTAATTCATGGGCTAGAAAAGTAGGAGCGCAAAATCCAGGCATAAATGGAGGAAATCCAATAACTGTAAGAGTGTTTAAAAAGTATGTAGATTCATTATTCAAATAAAATGGGGTTCACAGATTTCAATAGCTATGAGAAGGATACAGTAATCCTTAATTCTGACAGGGTAATCCTGAACAGCAAGGACGATTCTGTGTTCATACTGTCCAAAAAGACAGTAGGTATGTCAGCTGCAGACTCTGTACACTTCGATATAGGCCCCAGAGGATCTAAGGATGGAAAGTATATGTTCATTGTTAATTCACCCTCAATACAACTTGGGTTGCCGGCTAACGGCATAAACGAACCAATAGCAAAAGCAGACTCAGTGATATCTTTCATTGATGATATAATAAATGCATTAAATCAATTCTCTACTAGCTTGGCTGCGGCAACAGGATTAGGTGTGGGAGTGTCAAAGCTTCCTGAGATCTCTATAGCTGCAAATCTATTAAAAATGAGATTAAATGGATTTAAAGAAAAGTATACTAAAGATAACTCTCCTATCAAATCAAAAGTATCTAAAACTATATAATGGCACTAGACTTAAATAAAGTAACATCACCAGATAGTGTCAACGGTACTATAAACGCCATATCAGGTGCTGTAAGTGATCCATTCGGATCCGCTATTCAATTAACCTTGAATAAGGTAAACTCCCTTACTGTAAACATTGAAAAGAAGATAGACCAGCTAGTAAAAGAGGTTGTAGAGAAGACTGATAGCAAAGGCAGGATATCACTACAAGGTAGTACTTTAGTAATAACTATAAGGAGAGAAGACCTAGCACAAGCCCAGGAGTTGCAAAAGAGGGTACAGGATAAGATAAAGTCAATAAATAAGACTATAACTATACTGAATACTGTTGTTAATACTCTAATAGCTATACAAACAGCTATAACTGTGTATAAAGCCTTATTAGACGCACAGGAGATAACATTGACTGCTAACCCAGCAACAGGTCCAATATTCCAAGTAGTTAAGCAAGGAATAAAGGTAATCTTCCTAAAAGAGATAATAAACCAGTACGTAAAGATATTAGGTAGGCAATTATTGCAAAACAGACAGATACTAGATAGGCTAATTAAAAAGTTTAGGTCTATTCAAGTATCTATAAAAATACAGGACGAAGCTGATAAAGGTAATTATGTAAGCACAGACATAGCTGAAGAGCTATTAGCCGATGACATGTTAGGAGACGGCATAACTTCTGATTATCAAGACTTTACAGATAATAACTTCAATCAATATATATTAAAGACAGAGAAATATGATAATAAGCAGCTGATAGCTAGGGCTTATGAGAAGGTTTCTGGTATGATAAAAGCCCAAACAGCTCCAAGTTATTTCTCAACCCCAGAAGAATTAATGGAAGAATTAAAGACAATTTTAAATATAGGATCATAAATCGTGTAACTAAATATTTATTAATATGACACAAGATGAATTAATGCTGTTTAAAGAGCTGGTTAAAGAAGCAGTTAAATCAGCTGTTAAGGATGCAGTTAGAGAAGAACTAGAATCTAGTTTTAAAAAAGACCTAAAAGAGGTAAAACAACTTTTGGCAAAATCCATTAAAGAGTCCAGAGAGATGGCTGCACAACCGACATCTCAACAGTCTTATCAAAACCCTGAAGATTTTAAAACCAAGCTTAGAGAAGCTGTTGGATCTGATTTTAGTAGGAGACCGGCAACTTCGTACACAAGTACGCCACAACAACCAGCAATGCCTCAGATAAGTGAAGAGGCAGGAATGGCAATGTCTATGAATGGGTCTCTTCCAAATGTGGATGCGCCTATTCCTTTTATAAATAAATCATCTATTATGTGGAAAGACATGAAAGAAAAAATAGGATAGTATGAGAAGACGCATAGAGTATACGGTAGATAGCAGTGCTAGGAATCCAAATAGGGGTCTTGGCATAAAACTGCCATTTAATACTCATAATGTATTCACTATAAACTATAATACTAAAGATCAAGTAAAAAGTAACCTAACTAACTACATGCTAACAAACAAAGGAGAGAGGCCGTTTAATCCTGAGTTCGGAGCTGATTTAAGGAAACTATTATTTGATCAGACTTATGATTTTACAAATGCAAAAGAAGTTCTTTTAGATGACTTAGGTTTATATTTTCCAATGATAACTGTTAATAATTTAGATTTCACAGCTGATCTACAGAGAAATCTGCTTAATATAAAGTTAGACTACTCTATAAAAAAAGATGCTGATACAATACTAATACAAATAACCTAATGACACAAAAGGACATAAAGTATATAAACAAAGATTTTACCAGCTTCAAAGAGGCGCTAGTAGAATATGCCAAAAGCTATTTCCCAACGGTATACAATGACTTCACTGAGGCAACTCCTGGGAACATGTTTATTGAGATGGCTTCGTATGTAGGGGATGTTCTATCTTTTTACGTAGATAAGCAAACTCAAGAAAACTTTCTTCTATTTGCACAAGATAAGCAAAATCTTATGTCCATGGCATACGCCTTAGGCTACAAACCAAAAGTAGTTAGCACAGCTACTGTAGACCTAAATGTATACCAACAAATACCTGCAATAATAAACTCAAGTGTTGCTTCTCCTGATTATTCATATTCTTTAATAATTGATAAAGAAGCAAAGGTAAAATCATTTACCAACAGTGATGTAGTGTTTGTAACTCAAGACTCAGTAGACTTTAGTTTTTCTTCTTCTTTCGATACAACAGATGTCAGTGTATTTCAAATAAACAATAGCACAAACCAACCGGAGTATTACTTACTAAAGAAAAAAGTAAAAGCAATAGCTGGAACTATAAAATCTCAAGACTTCACTTTTGGAACAGCTATTAAGTTTGACAGCGTTACTCTACAAGATACCAATGTAATACAAATATTGGATATCATAGATAGCGATGGTAACAAGTGGTATGAGGTACCATACTTAGCTCAGAATACTGTATTCCAAGAAGTAAAGAACAATGAGCTTAATGATCCATTCTTATCTCAATATAACAATACTACCCCGTACCTGCTAAGATTAAAAAAAGTTAGCAGGAGATTTGTAAGCAGATACAATGAATCAAGTCAATTATCAATAGAGTTTGGATCCGGTATATCTGGAAACCCTGACGAAGAGATATTACCAAATCCAGATAATGTAGGTATGGGCCTCATAGACTCCATATCTAAAGTATATGCCGCATATGATCCTTCTAACTTTATATACACAAAGGATTATGGTCTTGCCCCAAACAACACTACCCTGACTGTAAGGTATATAGTGGGAGGTGGCGCACAAACAAACGTACCATCCAATGATATATCGCAGGTGTATGAGGTAAACACAACAACAGTATCCCTAAACCCAACTACTTTAAATCAAGGACTGTTGGGATATATACAAAGATCGGTATCTTTTAACAATGACGCCCCTTCCTCTGGTGGAGGTGACGGAGACACTGTTGAAGATATTCGTCTTAAGACAATGGCAAGCTTTCCTACACAACTTAGAAATGTAACCAAAGAAGATCATATTATAAGGGCATTGAGTATGCCGCCTAAGTTTGGTACAGTAGCTAAGGCTTATATTACACAAGATCTTGCGCTAGGTCAAACAGATACCATGCCGGATTATATAGACAATAATCCTTTGGCTTTGAGTCTTTATGTATTATCTTATGATGCAAACAAGAGACTAACTGAGGCTTCTTTAGCAGTAAAGGAGAATTTAAAAAACTATATATCTCAGTATAAGATAATGACAGATGCTATAGCTATAAAAAATGCATACTATATAAACATAGGAATAAATTTCGATGTAGTAGTACTGCCTTCATACAATAGCAGGGAAGTGCTAAACCAATGTTTAAATGCAGTAAGAGACTATTTCAACATAGATAAGTGGCAGATAAACCAACCGATACTTTTATCAGAACTGACCAACATAATAAGTTGTGGAAACATAAAAGGAGTTCAGAGTGTAATAAAAGTTGAGATAGTAAATAAATACGGAGAAGTAAATGGATATTCAAAATATGGGTATGATATTAAAGGCGCAACCAAAAATAATATAATATACCCTAGCTTGGATCCATCTATTTTTGAAGTTAGGTATCCTAATACTGACATCTACGGAAGAGTTGTAACATACTAAAAATAATATAAAATGCAATTATCTAAACATTTGGTACTAGCAGAGGTAACCAGGAGTGAATCAGCAAAAAGAAAAGGAATAAGCAATATGCCAACTCCTCAACACATAGAAAATTTTAAACTGATAGCTGAAAAGGTTTTTGAGCCAATCCGTGAGCATTTTAAAGTGCCTATACACATCTCTTCTGGATACAGAAGTAAGGAGCTCAATGCTGCTATTGGGGGAAGTTTGACCTCTCAACATTGCCAGGGAGAAGCCCTTGATCTGGATATGGATGGCACCTCTGTAACTAATAAGCAAATATTTGATTATATTAAGGATAATCTTGTGTTTGATCAACTTATATGGGAGTTTGGAACTAAGGACAACCCAGATTGGGTACATGTGTCTTATGAGTCAACAGGAAAGCAAAGAAAACAAATACTACGTGCTACTAAAGTAAACGGTAAAGCAGCATACTCTGCTTATTAATATAAATAAAAATGGCTGTATATAAAATATTTGCTGAAAAAGACACTACTCTGTACTCGGATTATGGTACACTAAACTCTGGTATGGATCCTATTTTGGAACTGACTAAGAATACTAGTCTACTATACCCATCGCAGTCATCAGCAGCAAGATTCTTATTAAAGTTTGCAGACGATGATATATCGGAAGTTGTAAGCAATTATATTGGTACGGCATCTTTTAGCAGTAGTATAAAACTATATTTAGCAAACTCAACCGGACTACCTACTGATTACTCAATAGAGGTGTTCCCTGTATCTGGTGTTTGGGATATGGGTACTGGCAGATTTGGAGACAGTCCAATACCTACCAATGGTGCATCTTGGTTGTATACGAAATCGGGAAAAACAGTCCCTTGGGCCCTTGCAAACTTCTCTGCTGGAGTAACCGCATCATATACGAGCATAAATTCAGGAGGGGGTACTTGGTATACTGGTTATAAGTCTACGCAAGATTTTGGAATATACACAAATAAAGATGTTAATATAGACGTATCTTCTGCTGTAAAAGCCTTTGTATCTAGTTCTATCTCTAATCAAGGATTCTTAGTAAAGATATCTGGATCATTAGAATTTAATGAGGCCTACAACTTCACTCTTAACTATTTTGGAAGAGACACAAACACTGTGTATCCTCCAGTTTTAGAGTTTAAGTGGGATGATTCCAAATACTCTATATCTGGATCTTCTGTAACTGGAGTAGGATCGCAAGATGTAAGGATAGCATTAGCAAACAACAAAGGAGAGTTCAACCAAGATGAGATACATAGATTCAGACTCAACGTCAGAGATTTGATACCTACTAGAACATACGCCACCTCTTCTATATACACAACCCAAAAGTATCTACCATCTAGCAGTTACTACTCAATAAAGGATGTAAAATCAGATATTACAGTAGTAGAGTTTGATAATAAGTACACAAAGATTAGTGCAGATTTACAGGGAAACTATTTTGATGTTTATATGTATGGGCTTGAACCAGAAAGGTATTACAAGATACTTATAAAGACAGTGATTAGTGGATCTACTTTAATATTTGATGATCAATACTTTTTTAAAGTAACAGAATAATGGGGGAGCAAGTAAACATAGTTAGAAAGATATACGGCAAGAATACATTTACAAATGTGGTAGATGTAGAGTTTAATCAGTTAGTGCCTAAAGAACCAACAGATATAACTCAAACTCCAGCATCTGTAGATAGCTTCTTTAGTGATTATGATACTTTGTTTTATGATATACCTCCTAGTGGATCTGAAAACTCTCATACTGAACTGGTAAAAAGAAGCGGAGAGTATATAGGTTTAAGTATAGATGATTTAAGAGAAGAGATAGCAAATTTAAGAGATGAAAACGTGTCACTAAAGACACAGATAGTATCACTTACAAACCCGACTAAATAATGGTAACGTCTGTAAATAAGATAAATGTTAGTTTTGATAAGTACGATACTATAGACTCATCTCTTATAGCTTCTAGAGATTATATAAGACAGTTTGGTTTAAAGGAAGATTATGTAGAGTATCATGTATATACTAAAAACGGTAGTTTACTTTACTCAAATTATAATTATACAGAGTACAGAATACCGGCAACTTTACAAGGATCTGAAAACACGTACACAGAAGAGTTAGAGTTCTTCCCTGGCAGTGTAGTAGAATCACTTGGGTTTACATATGGAACATATAATGTTCAGTTCAATGTATATAGGAAGAAGATAGTAGATATTAATCAAAAGGTGTTCTTTATAAAAGAAATATCTAATGATCGTAAGGAACTTAGAATATCTTCTAATGACTTGTCTAATTTGACCATAGAAGAAGGTGTTATAAACTTTTTATATGAGATACAAACAGCATCCTACTTTAAAGATTTTCTTTTAAACTTTGGGGACAACAATATAATAAATGCTGTAAATATAGCATTAGATAAGAACACAGATCCATATAGTGTATTGATAAAACTATATCAACCACTCCCTAGTGAGTTTGGTATAAAGTCTTCTTTTTGGTTCGTAGAAGAACTATCAGAAGCTTCTGTTTTTGAGGTTAACCTAGCCCCTCAACCTATACAAACAAGTATCCCTTTTCTAAAGTCAGCTAACTTTGATATAGAAGTAGATGAAAATTCTATAAAGCCATCTGACTATACTAACATAAATGATCTACTATCAAATCAATCTCTTGGCGCTTACCAAGAGTTGCTAAATGCATTAAATAAAAAGGGTATACAAATAAACGTAGACTACTCAGACTATGGCGATTTTGTACACTTCTCTTCTGCAAAAGAAAGATTATTAAACTTTAGATACAAGATAGAACTAGTAGAAGCGTACCAATCAGACATAAACGCAATAAAGACTACTACAAACTATAACACATCTTTCAACTCTAGTGCAAGTATAACTTCTCTACAGGGAAAGATAGATAACATAGTTACCAATTTTGACGGATATGAAACCTATCTTTACTATACATCAGAATCTTCAGCATGGCCAAAGTCAAATGCGTACAAGCCTTATACTTTATACTCTTCTACTTCTAGTGAAGTAGAGACTTGGTTAGGATCAGATGATTATGATTCTATACTATATGGTGGCCAGTTAAACTCAGCATCTATATATGATTTAGAAAACCAAGACAACTTATCTTATATTGTACCAGAGTACATATCTGTAGATCCTGTAAATGATGGATACACTCTATTCTTAAACATGGTAGGCCAGCATTTTGATAATGTGTGGATATACATGAAGAGTATTACAGATCTTTATAAAAACAATAACAATCTTAATAAAGGAATATCTAAGGACCTTGTTTACTATGCTCTAAGGTCTCTTGGTATAAAACTATATAATTCAAAAAGTAGTGAGAATCTATTTCAATATCTGATAGGAAGCTCTGTATCCGGAAGCTACTCTCCTACAGGATCATCTTTTGATACGTTAGTAACAGCATCAGCATATACTATACCTGGACAAGACATACAAAAGGAGACTTTAAAGAGGATATATCACAACTTACCTCTTCTATTAAAATCTAAGGGTACTGCAAGGGGATTAAAGGCCCTTATATCGTCTTTCGGAATACCTGATACTATCTTGTCAGTTAATGAGTTTGGGGGCGCAGATAAGCTTAATAACACCGTAGAATACACCTACGATAGATTCTCGTACGCCCTAAACATGTCAGGGTCCTATGTAAAGGCTTATTGGGGGGCTGAATATGATTATCCTACAGGATCTGTTACTGATTATGTTCCAAATTCACTAGAGTTTAGATTTAATCCAGACAAAGATTACTACTACTATACATCTTCTTTATTCGATGTTACTCTAGACAGCAATGGAAGAAGGACTATGTATGCAAATATGTACCCAGATTCAGCTATTGGGTATCCTTATAGTGTGGTAAATTTCTACCTTAGCGGTAGTGCCGGAGTATCTAAAACTTCTATATCCCTTCCTATATTCATGACTGCCTCCTCTGGAGAGTCTTTGTGGTGGAATGTGATGGTCAAGAGAAGAAATGAGTACGATGTAAACACAAATAATCAGGACCAATATTACGATCTATATGTAAAGAATAAGATAGGTATAAGGATAGGTCATGAAGCGTCTGCTAGCATATTTGCTGAAGGGGCAACATCTTCTTCTTACAACTATAGCTGGAATAGAGTATCACAGTCTCTTTATCTAGGTGGAACTGGTTCTAAATTTGTAGGTAGCCTTCAAGAGCTTAGGTATTGGACAACTCCTCTATCTGAGTCTGTTTTTGATTATCATACATTAAACCCAGAATCAATAAGAGGAAACTATAGTGGATCTTCATATGATGAATTATCTGCTAGATTCCCTCTCGGTAATAACCTATATACCTATAACCACAACACAACAGGATCGGTGTATTCTGTACAGCCAAATTATAAAGAAAGATCCTATATAACTGGAGGTACCGAAAAGTCTGCCAGCTTTGTAGGTTTTTCTAATGAGAATAACTATATACCTAATGATGAGGAGTATGTAACAGATACCCCTAATATGGTGTATGCCACGCCAGTAAATCAAAAAGTTAGGATTATAGACAACTATATAACTGGTAGTGTTTTGTCACCATTTATAAGATTGGAGGATGAGTCTCAAATATACACAACAAAAGATATCCACTTTATAGATGCTTCTTTCTCTCCACAGAATGAAACGAATAAAGATATAATAGGTCAGTATGGAAACTCAATAGATATAGATGAGTATATAGGAGATCCTAGAGATGATTATAAAAAAGAGTATCCAAACTTAGTATCTCTAAATAAAGAATACTACGACAAGTATTTTAGAAATTACAACCTTGCAGATTATATAAGACTGATAAAGTTTTTTGATAACTCATTGTTTAAAATGATCAAAGACTATGTCCCTGCTAGGTCTAGCATACAGACTGGTCTTACAATAAAATCTACTTTACTTGAGAGGTCTAAAGCAAAAAGAGCTGAGACAATTTTAACTGAAAATTATAATTACAAAGAGGGTGAAATAGCAGCGGGAGATATTACAGCGAACAGTATATACACAAGCGGCTATGCAGACGGCAGTGATTTTTATACAGGTCAGCTGTCAGGATCTTTAATTGACATTAATAATATATTTGCAGAGAAGAATTATAATCCGTATTTGTTATACACCTCTAGTATAGATCATAACTTTTTTGATAGGAGTGTATACAACACAACTATTAATAATGTGTCAGCTAGTCAAATATCTAAAATATTTAAAAAGATTAACCCATACCAGTTTGGGATGCTTGAGCCAGTAGAGATAATGGATGAAAACTACTCAGACCCAAGATATACTAGACCGAGATACGATGGATCTAAAACTACTAGTTCTATATATAATTTTTACACCCCAGGAGATTACTCCTATGGTAAAACTGCTGCTATAGATTTTAACTCAGAAAAGTTTGCATTTGCTAATAGTATTAATAAGAAGAATCTTAATTTTTATGACAAAACAACCGTTAATATAAAATATCTTATAGATGCTACAGGGTCAATAACTGAATTGTCTAGAAGAAACTATCATATTTTTGAAGTTCAAAATATTTACAAGAAGGGAGATCTTGTTAACGTTTCATTAATGGATAAATTAAATCCTACAAATCAATCTTCATTAGATGGGGATAAGGTAATATGGGAAGGCGGGTTTAATTATTCTCCTATACTCTTTAGAGATATTAATGAAGATTTAACATTTACATACTTAGAGCCAACAGAAACAACAGAAAAAAGACTAGGATTAAAAGCCATTAATCTAGATGGATATGTTTTTGAAACATACGGTGACACAAACGCAGAATTTGTAGATCTTCCAAATAATACCAATGTATTTTTTAGAATAAACGGGGCTGCTCAAACAGGTATAACTTTTTCTCAAAAAAGAGTACCGAGTACTAGTTGGCCTTATTTAAAAATGCCTTTAACTGATTATATAGCTTCTAGTACTTTATACAAAGATTATACAAATTCCTTACGAAATATAGGGTTTAAAAACTATATATTTGGAGACGACGCTTCTTATTATTCTTTAGATTGGTTTATACCATTTAGCACTGCAGAGACAGATGGAGGTTATATAACTAATGATTTTACTGGAAAACTAACAGTAGTACAGTCAGGAACTGAGTATTATTCATATGTAACAGCTCCAAGAACATCTACTTATAAAGTGAACATAGACTTACCTATAAAAGTAAAGGTTAAAAATCCAGAAGGATCTGGAGGGAGGCCGGAAGAAAAGGGACCAGCTATTGTAAAAATAATAGGTATTCTAGAAGTTCAAAAAGCAGGATCATCAACATGGGACTATTTAGATACTAGCGACGCATCTAATCCAATTCCTTACGGATATACTACTTTTACTGCAACAAATATACCAATAGCATCTGGAGGCGAGTCTAGTACAGGAACAACTAGAGCACTAGTTAATGAAAGTAAAGGCTTCTTGTATTTCCCAGAAGAGACTATAGGAGGGACTTATAATGGTAACTTAATAAGTCCGTACTTTGAAGGAAAGTGTCAATTGTTCAATAAAGAAGTAAAATTAAACCAAAACGATAAATTAAGAGTTAGATTCTACTTTGCGGAAGTAACAACGTTTTTTAGAAGAAGTGAAAATATTTATTTTGAAATGCAACCTGGAACTACGTCCCAGGCGTTTTTCGAGGTATGGGACAAGGTAACAGCAAATACTACCCAAGTAACAACAACGACTATAGGAGTAGACCCTCTACACCCAATAATAATAGCATCCTCAGATAATAAAACTGTAGTTTTTAATGAAGAAGCGTCCTTATTATGGAAACAAGGTGTTATCTTTGAACCACAGGATCCGTCTAACCCAGCTTCTATAAGTAACAGTTATAGTGCGGTAGAGTATCCATTCAACGTTAAAGTTTATGATGTCATAAGGTTTACTCAATTTAATGCCATAAAACCTGATTATTATACAGTATTAGAGGTTATAGAACCTCAGATACAGGCTATATCTTCAGGAACTATAACAACATATGTAGTAACCAGACCAGCTGCCATAGTGTTAGATAGAGAGTATAACCCTAATCAGATATCTGGAGCTAGCTTTGCAATTTTAAGGAAAACAGAGGATGAAACGGTAATAATATTGGACTTCAAAAAGAAAGATGGCTTACCATCTAATGCCTTTATGATACCATATAATATCAAACCAGAGATTAAAAAAGAGATAGGAAACATAGTAGCTCCTCTTAAGGATACCATCCTTTCTAAAGTTCTAATCATAGGATAACCTAAAATGATAAATCTTAATATTTATATATACAAATTACAAAAATGGGATATTTAAACAATAATGTAGTAACTGTCGATGCAATTTTGACTAAAAAAGGCAGGGAACTCCTAGCCAGGAACGATGGGTCATTCAGGATTACACAGTTTGCAATGGCTGATGATGAGATAGATTATACGTTGTATAATACAACACACCCCTCAGGCTCGGCTTTTTATGGAGAAGCTATAGAAAACCTACCCCTATTAGAAGCATTCCCAGATGAGAACCAAATTATGAAATATAAGTTGGTAACACTTCCTAGAGGAACAAGCAAACTCCCAGTTATAAATGTAGGGTATGCTAGCATAGTTCTTAAGCAAGCGGCTTCAATAGTGATAACTCCACAGACTTTGAACTATTTAGGAGCTACATCTACATTCGAACCTAGCGGATATGTAGTAACTGTTGGAGATGCAAGATTATTGTCTACCTTTACAGGTATAGGAATAGACACGACTAATCTTGGCATATCTGATTTAAACACTACTACGGGAACTCAAATAAGCAAGACTGCCATTGGAACTTCATTTACTTTGGTAGGTACCACAATAGATACCCTATTTGGTAGCACATTAACAAGTCTTAGCACAACCATAACTGTAGTAGGAAGAGATTCAGGTGCTAGAATTACTATTCCATTAACTGTAAAAAAGAATAAATAATGTCATTCATACCATTTCAAGATGATGATAGTGTAATAAGTTCAGAGGCTATAACGGCCCCTATATGGACGGCTAACGTATACAATCTAACAGCATCATACACAGCTAGTACTCAACAAACTGATAATACTGGAAAGTATTATCTAAATGTATATAACCTTCTATACGGAAGTGATGGGTCTGAGGTACAATATTCTGTTGCCTATGGACATATATCAGGTAGCGGATCTGCTGTATTTAATAGCCTAGTAGATGAAAAAACTCCTACCAGAGATATATACGGACAGTTTAGAAACTTAGTGTACGGAGATGAAGGCAGTGTGTTTAATTTCGGTGGAAATGGAGGTGTATCTAGAGACATATTTGCAATAAATGTAAATAGATCTAGATATAAAGAAAAGATTAATACAGGTACTTGGAACTTAGCTCTAAAGAATGGTAGTAGCTATATATACTTGACCGACAATAGTAAAGACACTTCTGTAAATAGTTTTATTGGTGGAAATAGAGTGTACTATATTGTAAGCGGATCAAACGGTAGCAGCTACAATACATCATCAATACAGACCGATAGCGGCAGCTACGGATACTTCTTCCCAGATATGGGGGTTTATATTCTAAACCCAAGAGCTCTGGCTCTATCATATGCTAACGGAGGAATAGGAATGACTATAGACGAAACAAATGCAAAATCATATACAGCCGTATATAATATAAATGCAGATAGATTATATAGAGTAATCAATTCTGGATCATTATTTCAAGCAAAAAGCGAAGAGACTATATCATCTAGATACTTCTTTGTAAATGCAAAAAGCTCTCAGTTAAACTATACAACAAACCCATCTATTATAGATGAGAATGGAAATGTACTATACTCAATACTAATTGACAATCCGCAGGTATTTCCTACAACTATAGGATTATATAACGATGCTAATGAGCTTTTGGCTGTTGCTAAATTAAGTAAACCTTTGCCAAAAGATTTCACCAAGCAGATAACATGTAGAGTCAAATTAGAATTTTAAATTCGAGATGACTACATATGTCGGCATACAAACGTTTATATAAGTCAGATATAGCTAACATTCCATACTTAGCAAATAAAAATTGGAGTGTTAGTGTATGTGATTTAGAGTCTTATGGAATTAGAGTATACAATGGTGTAAAAACCGGCAGTATATTCGACTATAATAACGATATCAAGACCAATAATGAGTACGATAGATTGGTTTATGATTCAGTAAACCATTTGTATTATCAGTCATTTTCTGGGTCTTATCTAGATAATTCATCAAATTTAGAATCATTAAACTACGCTAGCGCATCTATATATAGGCCTTCTGGGTCCTATTATGATTATACTCCTCAAGGGTATATGATCAAAGATTTTCCTAGTGGATCTGATGCCACCATTAAAGTATTATCCATATCTAAAGAGGTATTCAGCACGTCAGTAAAAAAAATATCCTTTAATATATCTACATCCTTCATGAATTTACAGGATGATGGAAAAGGTAACATATATGATGTCGCAGCAGTAAATACTTTAGTTGGTAATATATTTTATGAGCATGGGTTGATAATAATCACCCACCCAGATTATCAGAGTATATTTCCAATACCTCCATATGCAAAGGATGATTACATATCTTTTTCATCCTCTACGTCTCCTAAAATAATAAGTCCTTTAGTAAATGATAATACTAAAGGATGGACTGCTTTGACTGGATCAATAGAGTTGTCAGGCTCTGATGTTTCTTATTTTTCTAATAATGGTAACGGAACTGTAACTCTAAATAGTAGTGTTATAGGAACCTATACAACTAAGTATAGATTCTCTACTAGTATCTCTGGTAGTAGCTGTATTCTTAAATCAAACTATGCAACTATAGAAGCTAAGGTTTCTAAACCACTGTGTAAGTTTATAGTATATGCTATATACTTAACCCCAACTCCTACACCTACGCCTACTTCTACTCCAACATCAACACCAACAGCTACACCTACTCCAACATCAACAGCTACTCCTACTCCAACATCAACAGCTACTCCAACACCACTACCAGCTACAGCTACACCACTACCAGCAACGGCCACTCCTATACCAGCTACAGCTACTCCATTACCAGCAACGGCAACTCCATTACCAGCAACGGCAACTCCGTTGCCAGCTACAGCTACTCCTACTCCTACACCTACTCCTTTACCAGCAACAGCTACACCAACGCCAACTCCTGCTTACACTTCTTTCTTATTAGCGTATAGCAGTCTTAGCGGCCTAGAGGCATGTGGTAGGTACCCTACTTTATTTACAAATACCTATTATGCGGCACCAGGAACATCTGTTTTGGCTAACGGAGTTATATTGTATCAGGATAGCGGCTTAACAAGCCCTGTAGGAGATGGATTCTATTCTAATGGCATTAATTATTGGAATACATCTGCTTTTGCTGGAAACTTACAAAACCAAACTAACTGCGGCACTCCTACCCCTACTCCATTACCAGCAACGGCAACTCCGTTGCCAGCTACCCCTACTCCATTACCAGCAACGGCAACTCCGTTGCCAGCTACCCCTACTCCATTACCAGCAACGGCAACTCCGTTGCCAGCTAC